GCCCGGTTGGCCTTTCGGCCCTGACTGGCTTTATCGCCAGTCAGTCTCAGCCCCGTAGCCGGAGAATCCTCCGGCACGGACCTGCATCAGTTTGATGTCGACGACTGATGGACGTCCAGAATGGATCAGATGTTTGGGATCCTCAAACGGGGTTTGTGCCCGCTTCAAGAACACCTTGAGAAGCGCAGGGTAACCATCAATAGAATTCGATGGTATCCTGGGAACAGAGACATAGCCCTTAACCAGGGGGCGCTGTTCCTTCCCGTCCCAATGGGTGACGTCATAGACGTCTCCATGGGACCATTTCCCGAGAACGCCACTATCCCGTGTAACAATCGGGTAGTAGAGCAAGATGCGCTGGATTCTCGCATCAAGCCAGTCCACCGTGTGCTCGTAGCCAAGCTCAAAAAGCTGGTTCCTTAGCGCAACGATGGACTCGATCTCTTCTCCATCCTTCAGTGATTTGGGAAAGACCTTACGAACTCTGGCAATGTCAACTGACATGCCAGCATAGTAGTCTCCCCCACAAGATTCACGGAACTTTCCGTTCCAGAAACTCTTGCGTAGATTTACCTTGGCACCAAAATGCTCAAGAACATGAATCACTGAGCTCACAAATTGTACGGGGACAATAATATCGTCCCCGTACACACGCACTTGCCCGTACAGATTTTTAATGTCTGTTTGGGTAAGCGGGCGATTAAGCTCCTTCTCTATTCCTAGAAAAACAAGAGTGCAAAACACCATTGCCTCTAGAGGGAAAGTTAGAGCTGAACCCATAGATGCGTACTTGGCAAGGCGAATAACCTTGCCCTGTACATCAGCCTTCCGACTACGAACAACCTGCACTGCCTCCCCTATATGGGGGAAGTTAGCAAACAGTTCACGGACTAACTGATTGGAGACACGATCAGAAGCTTCCTTAAGATCAAGGGTAGCCAATCGGCCATTGGCCGATCCCTCTCTAGCCAAAACCTGGTTAGGAATCTGACTATCGAAGCAGATCAAGTTCCGGGCGTTATTATCTACCCGGAACTCTTCTTGCATCTCTGCGAGGATTGCCTGCTGCATGAACATCATGCAAGTGGGCTCCTCTGCAATAATGCGAGGTGTCTTCAGCGTTTTAGGGACATGGATGACCTTTACGGGCCGTTCAGTCCCAGGTTCGCGGAAATCCACATGCTCATTCACCCAGTCGTAGACTGAGTAAACGGGGACGCCCCATTCAATGAATGGGAAAACGCCTTCCAAACGCTCGGTCCACTCTTTTAGAGTGAACTTACGATTCCCCTTAAGGGAATCGGCGGTCGCGCCTGGACCATGAGCTGGTGTCAACTCTCCGTTGTAGATCTTTCGATCGAGACGGGAATTGAGGCTCCTCCAGAGGAGATGAGCCACACGCCTGTAGTCCATGAGATCCATAGAGCTACGAGCGCGATCACCACGCCGGATATCCGACTCACACTTGATGTATTCCTGGTACGCTGTCTGTACTCGTTCATATGAACAGTCCAGTTCGATCTTGCCGAACGCCATTGTTATCTGGCGCACAGCCTGGATCGCAGTAATACTGGGATCATCAAGTAATCGCCCACCACCACGGTCGAACACCTGATCCAACAGCCCACCTAGCAAAACGGGGAGCTGACCTTGCCGCTGGAAACCAGCAAACAGGGAGGGATCTACCTGGCCACGATCCAATGCTTGTTGAAAGTCATTGGCGTAGTTCGGTAAGGTAATCGTTAGAAACGACATACCTTCATGTTCGAACCGCTTCGCGATTGTTTTATGATCGCGATGGGTGCTTGTGTGACATCTGTTGTCGACGTCAGTCAACAACATCTGTAGAAATACCATTTGGCTTTTCATGCTTCCTTTCCAGGTAAAGCATCCATAGCCATGACGTCCGGTCCGAGCGAAGCTAGATCTTAGCTCTCGCCTCCAAGGATCTTGGTCAGAAGTGCACCGGAAGACGCAGTAAGAGCGGTCGTGAGACCGAGTACTGTGTCCTTTTGGGTGGCCAGCGAGAGTCCCACATTGGGACTCACGATCACCATGTAGACGCCGAAGTTAACCTCACGGTTAACTCCGGCAAGCAGAGGGTCAGCAGCCACGGTCGTCGTATCCAGACGAATCACCCTACGGGTGGTCGTCCGGGACGGCGCGTGACTAATGCCCAGCTTGACGAGACCGTCGTCTTTCTGGTAGGTCGATTTGTTTTCGCCGGTGCTAACACGGGGCAACGAAGTTGCAACCGTAAGTAGCGTAACACTCTGCGGATCGGACAATGCCATGGCAGTATTCCTTCAGTGGGGTAACAGCGCCTTTTGAGCGCTGTACTATTATTTATAACCCCCGGCTTATGCCGAGAGCTGCAAGGATAGCCCATTGCTGAGGTGTAAACATCTCAGGGGTTAAGCCAAACCCGAAGGGTGATGCCTTGACTCTCACTTTAGAGTGGTAGTCAAGGGTTACAGTAACAGGCTTCTGCGTGAACACGGATGCGGAAATTGAATTCCGGACCCACAGTCCCCGCGGAAGGGTGACCTCTTTTGAGATCACATTCTCCTGCATAATGTAGCCATACTGCATCACAAGACCGTCGCTGATAATTGCGCTCAGATTACCGAGCACATCGCCGAAATTGACGAACCAGTCGACGAGCCAGGTCCAGGGCTGAAGGTTCCAAAGAACCTCAGGGTCGAGCCTAGTGCCAAGTAGCAAATTGGCCTTATGCTCGAACTCCGCGAGATCATCAAGCGCAGTAGAAATATCAGGATAGTAAAACCTGAAACCCCCACTAAAATGACTTTTGGTCATAGTGCTTGTGAGCTCAATCGGATCCTGGAGACCAGTTGACACACCAAACCGAACACTTGAACCGCTTTTCGCAGTCCAAGGCTCAAGTTCGTAGTTCGCATCGGACAGAGATTGTCCTTGCGAGGTGCCACGCTGTGTCTCAAAGTGATAAGAACGTTGGAGTAACTTGTTAATCTTCTTCTCGTGAGCTTGCAAATACTCACGAGTGTTCGAAATCACAAGCGACATCTTTTCAAGATCCCGAATAAGTGGGATCCATCCAAACTGGACGTTCAGGTATTCATCTCCTGAATTGCGAAAGACGTCACGGAGTGACTTCGACCTACTATAGATAGAACCAACGACAGACGGAATACCGTCTTTTCGCAGCTCTCCTATAGCAGTAGAAAAGTCAACCTGGGGTTTCCCAGGTCGGCAACGCGAAATCGCGGTGCCGCCCAACGCGAACAGAATTGCCTCCTGATCAACCATCTCTTGCGAGGTGGCCAAACTTAAGGGCGTATTAAACCCTTGGAGAAACAGTGGACCATTACAAGTCCATGTGTATGGCGCAGTATAATAACCAGCAAGTGCCACAGAAGTGGTATTGCTGTTAATGCGTCCCAATTCAGTTCGAAATGCCGAGCCCAAGTCTTGACGGGACATAAAGTCCACGATATGGCTTGGGTACCCTTTCTGTTTCTTCTTCCGCTCCAACCAGTGGAACAGAGGATTCTCATCAGAGTAAGTCCGCTGATGCGTCAAATTCACACTTCGTGATTCCGACGTAACGGGTTGACCCGGTATATTTCCTGTCACCGTCGTGGTCGTAGAGGAGCTACGCTCCTTCATTTCCATCGACATAGTACCTGCCTTCCTACAGATATCCTTAGGAGTGCTTATCGCACTCCATAGATAGAGCACAAGCCCAGGGTGCCCCCTTGCGGG